AAGGACAAGGACATTGACCGAGCAATTCAGGAATCTTATGTACACTTATTAGCTGATGGAATAGACACGGCAGATACTCAAAGGTGTAAAAAATTGTTAAACACTTGGTTAATAAACACCAAAGGTGGGCGAGTTGTTTCAGATGAAGAATTATTTAAAAATTTATGAAAGAATATTTCAAACAATTAATGTCGGACCTCAAAAGCTTGAGGGGCATCAACCAGTACGAGGAAATGAAGTCTAAGCCAAACGGGGCAGAGGAACTTCAGAAGCTTTATGAAGCCGTGAGGGCGGTGTGGAATTCGTTCAGTTATATTCCTGACTCAGTAAAAGAATACACGATTAGGCAAAGAATTATTGATGACCCTGAGTTTTATAACTTAAACTCTGCAGTTGTTTATAAGTGGTTAAATAACATTTCAGGCAAGTATTGGAACCATACTGAGGAATATACACAAGAGCAATCAAACGCTAAAGAGGTTAGTCCTCAAACACAGGCAATGATTCAAAAGTTTATGAATGACCTGTTGGAAAACAGTCGTTTTCAATACATTGAGCCGGTTACTGAAAGGGAGTTAAAGGACTTAAAAGAAGACGACGAAAGGAAGTACCCGAAGGCACTTTCAAAGAATCTTCAGAGTACAACAAGGGAGGAGATGGAAATGTTTGAAAAGAAGATCGAGTGGGCAAGGGAATGCACTCATCTTCATACCGGAGAATTACTCCCAAACAAGCCGACCTTTCAAGAATGGTTAAAGCAGAATTAGCTTATTTGGTTAAACGTAAATTAGCTTATTCAGTCACTTTGGTGTAAGTGGGAATAAATACCACCTTGGGTAGCATCGGCAATGCCAGATATGGGTTCGAGTCCCATAAGTGACTCAAAATAAATAACTATGGCACAACAAACGGCAGTAGAGTGGTTAATAGAACAATACACGAAGAAAGGATACATTGGAATGCAAGATGAATTACAAGCCAAACAAATAGAGAAGGAGCAGATAATAAAAGCAGCATCAGTTGTTTTATGGAATAATTCATCTAACTCAACAGAAGCAGCAGAACAATACTACAACGAAACATATAAGAAATAACTTGGGTACACTTTGTACCTATGAAAAATATGTACAGAAATCTGTACATTTTGCACAATAGAGAAAGCAATTTTTAAAAAATTTGCATAATAAAAAGTGCAGGTTTAGATTTGAAAACCTTCAGACGGAAGGTACTATTTCAATTCAACGCTCAGTTAGTTGTAAAAGTCCTGAGCAATTAAAACCCGCAGACGTTTATTTTTTGTTTGTGGGTTTTTTTTTATCTTTGCGTATCAAATCAAATCAATATGTTTCAACTAAAAGACAACTCAGGAAATCTTTTTGTAAACCAAAAAAAGCAAACCGAAAAGCATCCCGACTTTCAAGGGACTTTAAAGATCGGTGAACAAGAGTACTACGTTAGTGCTTGGAAGAAATCAGGACAGAAAGGCGAGTATTTGTCACTCGCAGTTAAAGTGAAGGAACCAAAAGAAATGCCATTTTAATGATACCGGAGACCAGAGGAAGAAGAAGCAAATACGACTTCGATAAAATTCTAAACAACAAAGAGGCTGAGTTTGACTTTAGTCCTTCGCTAAGAGTGTGCGTGAGTAGGTTCGCAAACAAGAACGGACTCAAGATAGTCACAAGAAAGATTGGTGATAAACTCAAGGTCTATTCAGTTTGAAAGACAAACTAGATAAGGTCTTTTCACTTTACATTAGACAAAGAGATTCTAATGTAGAAGGCTTTGGCAGTTGTTGTACTTGTAAAAAGAGAATACATTATAAGGATGGTCATTGTGGTCACTTTATGTCCCGAAGACATTTATCAACACGATGGGATGAAAAGAACTGCGCCCTTCAATGCGTGAGTTGTAACACTTATAATCAAGGTAGACAGTACGAATTCTCTAAGTATATTGACAATAAATACGGAAAAGGTACTGCGGAGAGTTTAAGTGCAAAGTCTGCACAGACCATAAAAATGACTAAAGTTGATTATGATGAACAGATTAAAATATTTAAAGAAAAATTGAAATCAATAAAAAAATATTAACTTTGTTCAGCTTGGCTGGTAACCTACTACCCGCATGGCAATAGCGAAAAAAATGCTTTTATTTGGGGTTTAAGGATGGTGGCAAATTTGCTGCCATCCTTTTTTGTAGACAAAAATAAATGCCAACAATAACACTATCAAACATAGAACTTGATACAATTCAAATTATTAGTAATTTGAGACAAATAGTCAATCAATGTTGCAGCGTTAAGGATGTGAAAAGAAGTACAAATACTTCGTCTGAAATTAACTTTGAGGGAGTAGTTGGTGAGTATGCTTTTTGTAAATATTATAATTTGTTTTTAGATATAACACCATCACCAAGAAGTGGTGGGTATGATTGTGTATATGAAGACAAAAGAGTTGATATTAAAACAACACATTATAAAAACGGCAGGTTAATTTGTACTATGAAAGAAAATAATCAAGTTGATATTTATGTTCTTGCAATTTTAGAAAAGAATTTAGTAACTCTTGTTGGTTGGGCATATAAAGACGAACTAATAGATTCAAGAAATATTCAAGATTTAGGCTATGGTAATACATACGTCTTAGATCAAAATAAACTCAGAACAATGTTTTAACTTTTTATTTATGCCAATACCTAAACCAAACTCAGGAGAATCAGAACAGGAATTTGTAAGTCGGTGCATAGGTGAAATCTCAGGGGAGTATGACCAACAACAAGCAGCAGCGATATGCTACAATACATTCAGGGAATCAAAGGCGAGTGCGATTCAAGACTACTATAAAAAGGTAGAACAAAACATAAAAACAATAATCAAAAACGAATCTTATTCTGACTACCCTGACGGAGTAAAGAACAACGCTAAAAGAGTTTTAGAATGGACCGAGAAAAACGGATGGGGTTCTTGTGGGACTGAAGTAGGAAAACAAAGAGCAAACCAATTAGCCAAAGGCGAACCTATTTCAGTAGAGACGATTAAAAGAATGTACTCTTACCTTTCAAGGCACGAGGTAGACCTTGAGAGTTCAAAGAGTTACTCAGATGGTTGCGGAAAGTTAATGTATGACAGTTGGGGAGGGAAAGCAGCTTTAGGGTGGTCAAGAAACAAACTAAGAGAATTAAAACAACTAAATGAAAACTGAATTAGTAAATATTTCGGATATCAAAATGAATCCGAATAATCCAAGATTAATCAAAGATGACAAGTTTCATAAACTGGTAAAGTCAATTCAAGGCTTTCCGAAGATGCTTGAAATCAGACCTATCGTTGTAAATGATGATATGGTAGTCCTTGGAGGAAATATGAGACTAAAAGCCTGTAAAGAAGCAGGTTTAAAAGAAGTTCCAATTATTAAAGCAAGTGAATTAACCGAAGAGCAACAGAGGGAATTTATCATTAAAGACAATGTAGGATTTGGAGAATGGGACTGGAATATGTTAGCCAATGAATGGGATAACGAAGAATTAAATGAATGGGGTTTGGAGGTACCAACTTTTAATGGTGATGTAAATCTTGATGAATTTTTTGAAGATAATAAAAATGAAAGCATTCAATCTGGCAAATTAGTTTTAGAATACACGTTAGAAGAAGTAGAAAAAGTTAAAGAAGAATTATTAAAACACGGAGCAACGTATGAGGCTGCGGTTTATAAATTACTTGGTTTATGATTGTCTATTTAGCTGGATCAGCTTATCAAGACATCGTTTTTCCTTATTTTAATTTTGATGCCAATAGACTGGAGTCCTTTATTTATTTACAAAAACAAAAAGAACAACAGCATCATATAAAAAGATGGAATAGATTTATTCTCGACAGCGGTGCATTTACTTTTATTATGAGTAAAAAAAAAGTAAAAGTCGACATTGATAAATACACTGAGGAATATATTGATTTTATAATAGAAAATAAAATAGAGAATTTTTTTGAAATGGATGTTGATAAAGTTTATGGCTATGATAAAGTCAAACAACTTAGAAATAGAATAGAAAGCAGAACAGGTAGACAATGTATTCCAGTCTTTCATATGAATAGAGGAATATCTGATTGGAGAGCAATGGTTAAGGATTATAAATATATCTCTATTGGTATAGCAGGTAAAGATGTTGGATGGGGAGACTCTGAAGCGTTCTATAAATTTGTAATGGATGCAAAGAATAATGACTGTAAAGTTCATGGATTAGGAATTACAGGAATGAGAAGTTTAAAAAGAGTTCCGTTCTACTCAGTTGATAGTTCTTCTTGGACTGCTGGTAATAGATATAAGACAATATTTATTTTTAATGGTAATGAAATAAAAACTAGAACAACTGACTTAAAAAATAAAAGAATAAAGAATCATTTGGCTTTGGCTAAACATAATTTCAATCAATGGAATATGTTCTCAAAGTACATGGAAAACAAAATAGTTCTTTAGTATGTGTTCAATACTGGGTGGCACAAGATTTGACAATTTTGCTTTAGATATTTACAATAGAGCAAAAGATAGGGGAATTGATTATACAGGTCTTTCTCAATATGGAAATTATTGGATTGCGAATCACAGAGCAACACCAACAAACGAAGAAGAAACACCAATTCAAAATCAACCTTTTGGAAAAGGCGTTAAGATTGTTCATAACGGTACTATCTCAAATGATAAAGAATTAGGTGTTAAAGATGGAGAGATTGATTCAAAGGCTTTAGAATTGATCTTAGACTGTACAGACGTAAATACTATTGCCAAATCTCTTGAAAAGGTTATTGGAAGTTATGCAATAGCAATATTAAAACCCAATGAAATTATACTTGCCTGTAATTATAAACCAATTCATTACATTAGTAAAGATGGTGAATTTTATTTTAGTTCATTAAAATCACATATAGGTGATGAAGCTATAAGAGTCAAACCTTATTCGGTAATAAATCTTACAACAAAACAACAGGTAGAGATAAAAAGAAAACAAAGTGATTCAGCATTAGTAATTCTAAGCGGTGGGTTAGATAGTACATCATTGACCGGTTATGTGAATAAAAAACATTCAGAAATGAATCTTCTTCATTTTAATTATGGATGCAAAGCAACGACTAGAGAAATAGATGCAGTTAAAAAAATAAAGGAATTCTATAATTGCGAATTAACAATATTGCCAATTGACTATACACACAGCAAAGGAGCGAGTACTTTATTTAAAGAAGACAAAATCACAACGGGTAAAGATGGAGTAGAGTATGCTTTAGATTGGGTCTATGCTAGAAATCTTTTAATGTTATCAAGTGCTGTTGCATATGCAGAAGCCAATGAATATGGTCATATTTATATTGGTACAAATCTTGAAGAAAGTGGAAGCTACCCTGATAACGAAGAACAGTTTATTTTAGATTTTAATGGTCTATTATGGGGTGCTTTAAATAACGGAATTAAAATTGAAGTTCATACGCCACTTGGTGGTTTAATGAAAAAAGGAATAGTAGAATTCGGTATGAGGTATAATAGTCCTCTCCATTTATCTTGGAGTTGTTATAATGGTGGTGAGTTACATTGTGGAAAATGCGGTCCTTGTTATATGAGAAAAATTGCATTTGATAGAGCCAAAATACAAGATCCAACTAAATATGAATCATGACAATAAAAAAGAAATATCACTTTTACGCTGCTCACAGAAATAAAAAGGCTGGAGAAAAATGTGGAAGAATACACGGTCATACTTATGATGTTGTATGTCATTTTAAGTTTAATGAAATAAAAGATGGATTGACTTGTTTGTTTAGTGATATTGACAAACTTGTGGAACCAATAATTAAACAACATTGTCATTGGTTTTTAATTTATGAAAAAGATCCATTGGTTGAGATATTAGAGTTAGCCAATGAACCAATATTTAAACTACCATTTGAAACATCGGCAGAGAATATGTGTGTATGGTTGTTTTCAAGAATAAAAAACGAAACAGAACTTCCAATAGTTAAATTAGAATTAGCAGAAACCAAGTCATCAAATGTTGTATATGAATCTTAAAATATCTGAAATATTCTATTCACTTCAAGGCGAGGGAGCAAGAATAGGAACTCCAACTGTATTTATTAGACTACAAGGATGTAAAGCTAAGAACGCCTGTTATGCAGCAGGTATTAAATGTGATACAGAGTTTGAAAGCGGAAAAGAGTATTCACTTGAAGACATACTTAATTGGTTAAATAAGAATGCAAAAGAATGTAAAGAGATTACTTGGACAGGAGGAGAGCCATTAGATCAACTAACAGATGAAATAGTTTTATTCTTTAAACAAAAAGGATACTATCAGGCAATAGAGACAAGTGGATTACATAAACCAGTAAACGGATTAGATTTTATTTGCGTCAGTCCTAAGGTAGCAGAACACGTTATAAAGAAAAACTTTCCTGATGGAGTAACCGAATTAAGGTATGTTAGACATTCAGGACAAGATGTTCCACAACCATCAATAACTGCTAAACATTATTGGATAAGTCCTCACTCGGATGGGTTTACTATTAATCAAGACAACCTAAAGCATTGTATTGAATTATGCAAACAAAACCCTCTTTGGAAATTATCTGTTCAAACTCATAAGTTATGGAATATATTGTAACGTGGAAAGAAATAAAAGAACGAGTAAGCAATTTAGATAAGAATCTAAAATACTACGGAGTCCCAAGAGGAGGTCAATACATCTCAGCAATGCTTAATCCTGTAGATACTCCCGAGGAAGCTGATGTTATCATTGATGACTTGATAGATAGCGGATCAACTGAACAAAGATTTAAAACATACAAAAAACCATTTATTGGATTATTTGATAAACGCATTGAGTTAAAAGATAAGTGGTTAGTATTTCCTTGGGAAACAAAAGAGGAACCAATTGAAGATAATGTCATAAGGATATTACAATACATTGGAGAAGACCCTAAGAGGGAGGGACTAAAAGAAACACCAAAGAGATATATTAAGTTTTTAAAAGAATTCTTAAATCCTGCTCCTTTTAAGTTTACATCATTTGATGCTGAAGGTACAGATGAAATGATTGTTCAAACAGGAATACCTTTTTATTCGCTTTGTGAACATCATTTGGCGCCATTCTTTGGAACTGCTTGTGTAGCATACATACCAAGTGAAAAGATAGTAGGTCTAAGTAAATTAGCAAGGGTGGTAGATTTATACTCAAATAGACTTCAAAACCAAGAAAGAATAACAACACAAATAGCCAACAGACTTACAGAAGAATTGAATCCATGTGGGGTGGCTGTATTAATCAAAGCACAACACCTTTGTATGAATATGAGAGGAGTTAAGAAACATGACACTTGGACCACAACCAGTAAGCTGACAGGAGTATTTAAGGATGATATAAATGCAAGGAATGAATTCTTAAATTTGTGCAAATAACAGGTTTAAAACAGGTGAGAAATGCCATTTCCTAACGACGAGACTAAATTTAAAGCAGGGCAATCCGGAAACCCAAACGGCAGACCGAAAGGGGTTGAGAACTCAAAGACTCGCCTCCTTAGACTCTTGTCCTTAGTCCAGAAGAAAAAGAACCCTGTAACAGGGGAAACAGAAGAGTTTACGGTATTAGAGCAAATGGATATGCAGATGATTGCCAAAGCGTTAAAAGGTGATCAGAAGGCTTATAAGGAGATAATGGACAGGCTTGAGGGAACGGCAAATCAGAAGATAGAACAAGACACCAAACTAAGTGGAGGAATCGAGATCAAGTGGACTGATCCAGTATAACATCTCACCTTCAAAGGTTGCGGTACAATCCTTTAAAGCCTACAACAATGGGAAAAGGTTTATCGTGAATCAAGGAGGGAGTAGATCAGGCAAGACTTATTCTTTGATTCAATTACTTATCGGGATAGCTTTAAAAGAGAAAGTTTCAATTTCTATAACTTCGATTGCTTATCCTCATTTGAGGAAAGGAGCCATCAGGGATTGGATGGAGATAATGGAAAAGTCAAACCTATACGACCCTAATTCACATTCGCTTACTGAGTCGCTTTATAAATTCCCGAATGGGTCTTACTTAGAATTCTTTAGTGTAGATAACTCTTTAAAGGTCAGAGGTCCAGGCAGGGACATACTATTCATAAACGAGGCTAACCTTATTCAAAAGGAAACCTTCGAGCAATTGAATATGCGAACTAAAAGGGCGGTCTTTATGGATTACAACCCTGCCGACGAGAACCATTGGATATACGAGAGAATCCTTCCTTTAAAAGATACTGAGTTTATTCAGACTTCATATTTGGATAATAAGTTTCTACCTGAGATTCAAAAGCAACAGATCGAAAGTTTAAAGGACGCTGATCCTAATCTTTGGAAAGTCTACGGACTCGGAGAAAGAGGAACGACACAAAACACAATCTATCATAAATTTGAACTCTATGACGAGATTGAGGGTGAACACGTTTACGGTTTAGACTTTGGCTTTAACCACCCAAATGCTTTGGTAAAGATTACAAGGGTCGAGAACAAACTATATGCAGAACAGAAGCTTTACCAATCACATCTAACTACCTCAGAATTAATTAAAAAGGTCAAGGATATAGTAGGAAACTCATTTGTCTATTGCGACACGGCAAGACCTGAGATTATTCAGGACCTAATGTTAAACGGAATAAATGCCTTCCCTGCGGATAAAAGCGTCAAAGAGGGAATTGACTTCATTCGATCACATAAGATTCACATCCATAGGGACTCAGTTGATCTTCAAAAAGAGATGCGGTCCTATAAGTGGAAGCAGAAACCAAACGGGGAAATCTTAGACGAACCTGTAAAGATATTCGACGACCTTTGTGACTCATTTAGATACGGAGCAATTTCTTTTAAAAATTCATATACCGCACCAATACTAATAGGATACCGATGAAAATAACAATCGAACTAAACGGGATTAAAGTAGAGAAAGACATTCCAATAACTTGGAAAGAAGTAACTTTTAAACAGTTTTTGGGACTTGTTGAATGCGGAGACGACACGGGGAAGATCATTTCTTTGTTTACCGGCATAGACGAGGAAACCCTCAAGAAGGCTAAAATCTATAACCTTTCTTCGATTATTTCTTTGCTTGGATTTCTTAAAACAGAAATGGACCTGACTCTACCTGAAAAGGTTTTAGGTTACTCGATACCTAAAAACCTTGAATTTGAATCAATAGGGCAGTTTCAAGACTTAAAGCTTGAAGCAATGACAATGGAAAAGGACTTAAAAGCCTTTGAGAAATACCCTTTATTCGTTGCAATTTATGCGGTGAATCCCTATGACTTTAAGAAGGCAGAAGAACTGGCAAAAGAGTTTGAAAATGCGCCATCCGAGGAGGTGATGGCTGTGGGAAATTTTACCTTACTGAAGTTGGCAGAATCGATAGCAAACATTCCACCCAAGTCGCCCCCTCGAAATACAGTAATGAGGAAATTCAGGCAGGTTTTGACCGCTTGGCTGAGAAATTTAATTTTTACCAGACGTTATTATACCTTGAAAAGGAAACTCCGTTTAACCGAAAAGAACTTCTAAAATGGACTGTGGCTGAGTTTAATTATAATTTAGTCTACCTATCACACTATAACGCAACACTAAAAAGGTATCAAGAAATTCTAGAAAGTAAAAATCGAAGAAAATAAAATATAAATTTGCATTATGGCAACATTCAATAAGTTCAATTCCTTTGTGGAAGCCGTAGCCGAGAAGAAACACAACCTCGGAAGTGATACTTTAAAGGTAGCTTTGACGAATACTGCCCCTACTGCGTCGAATACAGTCCTTGCGGATATTACTGAAATTACCTACACCTATGCCTCAAGTAGAAGTTTGACCACCCTAACCTCAAGTCAGACATCAGGACTTTACACTTACGATCCTCAAGATATAACTATTTCAGCCTCAGGTGGAACGGTAGGACCTTTTAGATACGTTGTCATCTATAACGACACGGCTTCAAATGACGAGTTGATTTGTTGGTTTGATTATGGGTCTTCAATAACTCTCGCAAGTGGAGAGTCAATAGATTTAACATTTAACGCTTCAGGCTTACTCACTTTACAATGACAAGGGCAGAGATAAAAGAATTCATTCAATCGGGTGCTGAGTATTTCAACATCCCTTTTGAAACTGGACGCATTACAGAGTTTAATTCCTCAAGGTCAAATACTTATCCTTTTATCTTTTTAGAAACTATACCTGTTTCAACTTCGCTTTCTAACTCAATCCCGACAGATACTTGGACCATTAGACTTCATATCGCTTACAAGGATTCAATGGATTCTAAAATGGATCAATATGAAAATCTAATCGATAAAGCGGACGAGAAAGCACAAAAGCTTATCAAACGCTATAACGATATTTTAACGAATTACAACTTAGTCACTCTGACTTCAATCACTCGGGTTCCTTTCATTAAGAAACACGCTGATTGCCTTACAGGAGTTATTTTAGGTTTTAGTCTCATTATTCAGGATGTCACCGGCTGCGAATGAATCCTTTCATCATAGAAAATATCTTTTCAACCTATGGCAAAATAGGAGTAGAGGTTTTAAAGAACTCTATTTCTTCACTTAGAGCAACAGGAGAAACGGAAAGATCATTAGGGTATAGAATTGAAAAAGAAAAGGATTCAATCAGTTTAATCCTATTTGGAAGGGAATACTTCAGGGCGTTAGAAACAGGTCGAGGTCCGGCAAAGGGGAATAGTTCAGGGGGCAAGTTTCAGGAAAGACTTGAAGAGTGGATGAAGGCAAGGAACTTCCCATCTAAGGTTTCAAAGAAAGGAATCAGATATTATTTAATCGGAGAAAAGTGGATGACCCCAAAAGGTCTATCAATAGCAATAAACAAGCAAGGCGACAAGACTTACAGAGAAGGTGGAAGATTAGTTTTTTTAGATGAGTTAGGAAAATTCATCGAAGAACTCAGGTCTGTGTTAAGAGAAGAAATAGCAAAGGATATTAAAATGAGCGTTTCTAAAATAACGACATTTCAATGAGCAAGATTACAACCATAGGCATACCAACTGGAGGCGATAAGGATTATATCCTGAAAAAGAAGTCTGCTACTAACTACGACGTTGAGTGGTCAGCTGCAACTCCGGGCGGTGGAGGAACTGGAACAGTCACCTCAATTACCGCAGGAACAGGACTATCAGGTGGAACAATCACGGCATCAGGAACAATATCACACGCTGACACTTCTTCACAAACTTCGGTTGATAACTCTAATGGGACTGTCATTCAAGATATTACCTTAGACACATTCGGACACGTCACGGCTTTAGGTTCGTATAATTTAGATTTAAGATATTACACCGAAACAGAGATTGATAGTTTACTAATTGGTAAACAAAACACCTTAACACTAACCACGACAGGTACTTCAGGAGCAGCAACTTTAATTGGATCAACATTAAACATTCCTAATTATTCAACAGGAACATCAACAGGAACAAATGATTTAAATAAATCAAATGGGTCTGGAGGATTTAGTTTATCATATATCACAAGTCCAAGTAATGGTAATTTAACTTTAGGAACTTCAGCAATATCTGGGGATAGGATTATCACGACTGACGGAAGCACAACCAATGTAAACCTTTATATCAGACCTAAAGGTTATGGTGCTATATCAATGCAAACCAACTTTCCAAGTGCGGGAACCTATCTTACATTAAGTCAAACTGGTGCATTTAGTTATGCTTATGATCCAAATAATAACGCAAATCAAACAGGTTATCAATTAGTACAAAATAGATTTTTAATTGATAAACAAACAACAAACACAAACACAGTAGAATATCCACTTGAGATTTCAAATACAACTAATGGAACTCCAAGTGTAGGAATTGGTACTGGTTTAAGATTCTTAACTCAAACAACATCTTCAAATTATAGATATGGTTCTACTATTGAGAGTGTAAGTACAGACACGACAAACTCATCAGAAGATTTTGATCTTGTATTTAAAACAATGGCTGGTGGTGCTACGGCATCTGAAAAAATACGATTGATAAGTACGGGTCAGCTTAAATTAAACAACTATACATCAACATCATCATTCACTGGAACCGCAGCAGGTTATTTAGCTTTTGATTCAAGCGGTAATATTATTACTACAACTGCTCCAAGTAGCGGAGGAATTACTGGATCAGGTACTTCAGGATATGTTACATATTGGAATGGAGCGAGTTCAGTAACAGGAGAGTCTAACTTATTTTGGGACGCGACTAATGATAGGCTGGGGATAGGGACTCCGAGTCCAAGTAGTTTGCTCACATTATCAGCAGTAAATCCAACGATAGGATTTGTTACCACAAGTACAACAACTGCAACGATGTTTCAAATTATTGGAGCATCCTATGTAGGAACCGCTCCATATAACGCAAATAAATTTGTTGCTTTAAATAGTTCACACATTGATCTTGAAACTGGTGGAGCCGTGAGGATGAGAGTTTTGAGTGGTGGGGACATAGGTATAAATACGTTAAATCCCGTATACAAATTAGATGTCAATGGATCATTGGCTTTTAGAAGTACATCTTATGCTTATGATACGACCCTGTATGCCTATAATTCTAGCACAGGAAAATATTTAGGATTCACAACTGATGCCACAGGTGGATTAATAACAATGCTAGATGCTACTCTATTAAGGCTACAAACGAATGGCGGTGATGTATCTATTGGTGGTAACATAACGTGGGGTCAAACAGACAGAGGTATTGTTTGGTCTATGAATACTGATGGTGCTTATATTAAATTCTTTAATACTGGAGATGGAGATACAAACTCAAGACTTGAATACTCTACATCAGATAATAGTAATGAGTACCATAGATTTCTTATAACTGGTAATGAAAGATTTACAATTAAAGATGATGCAGTAAGATTTAATAACAATGTTATACTACACGCAGCGAATTACACTTCTTATGCTGTTCCATATAATATCACAAAAGACAACATAACAACAAGAACAGATTCTGGATTCTATCAAACGAGTGCAGCGACAACTACAAATGGTTGGCCTACAACAACTAACACTTGGTATCATTTGTTATCATCAACCCACAGTAATGATACAAATTATTACTCACTTCAAATAGCAGCGCCTTTTTATTCTCAAAATTTTTATATCAGATCAACAAATGGTTCTGGAGCAACAATTTGGAGTACACTAATAACTTCAGGCAACATAGGTTCTCAGAATGTAAGTGGTGCAGCTAACTTAAATTGTAATTTTTTAGGTAATGGTTCATTGAATGTATCTAATGGAGCAACCGCTGTCTATAGAAGTGAAATTGGTGCTTCAAATGGAGGTGTTTTAAATTATGCTCCTGTTCTTCATGTTGCAGCAAGTGATACCATGTGGCAACTTCAAGGTTCTTATGGTACTGGTAATGGTAATATTTACTTTA